CTCGATTTCACCGTGAATACGGCTCCAACCTAGCGTGAGCTAGGATTTTTAGGGCACGCCCCCTAGTTCATAGGGGATGTGCGTAACGTGTAAACACGCTGTACCTTTCCGACCTCACCGCCTCTAACGCTATAGGGGTCGCTTTCGCGGCGCCTAGAAGCGTCAGTGTAGGTGGAGTAGGACGGATACAGATCATAGGCGGGAGTGGAGAAGCGAACGCGTCGGACCTTTTTAACGAAGGTTCTGAACGTAAAGCCTCCCCACTGTTGGTCCCTCTTATGAACCGTTCCTTCGAAGTCGAGATCGACAAGATGTCCATCGCCGGCCGGAACCAGGACTCCATCATCGGAAGATATATAGGCCGGACCGAATAAGCGATCCCTTTCGGGGATGGCTTGAACGATACTGGCAAGTATGTCTTGGTGATAAAGGCCAGGAAACTCTCTAACTAAAAAGTTATAGAGCCCGGTAAGGCGAGCGGACGTCAAACGACTTCGTACGTAGAAGGGACGGATGTTTATCCCACGGTACCAATCGGCGCCACATGACTCTCGGAACTCTCCGTCCAGATACGTTTTATCCTTATTAGGGATAAAACCTAGAAGGTTGAGACCCTGGAGGCAAAAGGGCGCAGCCGCAGTAGGGACGATAATATCGTCACCATATACGGCTATGTCGGTGGGAACACCGGCATCGATACAAGCAAGGCACGCAACTGCATAAAAAATGACGGTTTCGAGCTCGAACGTAAAGCCGTTTCCCATACTGGAAAACTTCTCTAGTTCGATCAAGGTGCCGTCAGGCAGTTTGACAGTGCCGGTTCTCCATGTCGACAGGGCGTCAAACCAATCAAATGGTAAGAGGTCCAGGACGACTTGGGATGCAAGGGTATCGGAAGCTGAAGATAGATCGATCGTTGCGTAATCTCCCGTGAGGGAGCCAACGCGCGAATACGACCGGTTCTTTGCCTGAGTGTACAGATTACAACCTGCACGCTTAAGCAACCGTTTCATATAAGTACCAAAGCCGAGCTGAACAAAGCTGTTCATTAAAGGCTCGACCATGATACTACGATCTGTCTTCGCATTCTTGGGAACGAAGGATAGTTTGCCAGGAACCACATCGCACGCTCCCTTATGGAAGTATGCATAATATGGAATCTGGTCCCAGAGGCTTGCTAAGGCACTCTGGGCTTCCTTCGAACACGTCGGATTTGCCGCCAATTTAAAAAGAGCGGTCGTGTTATTGTTGCAACCAACGTTGGCACCGGGACCGAAGTGTAAATGCAACTCAGACAAACTGGGGCACTCACCAAGGATAGAGGAAATTTTACGAGATAATCGTGCAATATACACGTTCTCGGGACCCCACTTTTCGGGGGTCCTCCTATACTCCTGGAAGCGCCTGTTAGTTTGAGCACATAGCCCTTCTGCAGCGTTGAATGTCTCCAAAGCAACCGCTGAACGGTCCACCCCGATAGATAAGTCGTCATTCTTTTGGAACAACGCCAATATCTGTCGAAGGTAGATCATGTATTCAGCAGGAAGACCAAGGCGATAATCAACGTCATACTTAAGAAGTGCATTAACATCCCTATCGTCAATAGCTTTCGCAATTGGCGAGGTGTTAGGGAGATGCCTCTCGAGTATGCTGCGGGCAAAGTTCCAGAGGAAATCTCTGTCATTTGCTTGTCTCCATTGGTTATAGAAAGTGCACTTAGGCTTAAAAGCCATATTAATTCTCCTTAAAAGGAAGAGTCAGCCCAATTTTAGTAGGGACGAGCCAGGTTTTCAATGGCATCAACTACCTGAGCATTTGCCAGGAGGTTGGCCAAGAGAACACGGAGGTCCTTACGTTGTTGGGCGGTGCCGCGGTTCGGAAGGATAAAGTCCGCACTCACAGTGTGAGTGTAGGCTACCTTCGGGGCCGCCGTATAACCCGCGGAGTTCTGCGCAGATGCGGTCTCGAGCGCCGGCAGGGCCATCACGATGCGAACACGATTCATACCGCCGTCCTGAGCGACGCGCTTCACAGAGACCTTAATGTTGCCATTGCCAATTAGGGCAATGCCAGAAAGGTTCTCGGCGAATTGCGCGTCAGGATCAGACGCGGTGGGGTAGAAGGTGTGCGCCACCGGGGTGGCCTGGCCGTCGTTGATAACGATGTTTGCGATAGCAGACATAAGTCCATACTCCTAAAAAGTAATAAAAGTCCTGGCGAAAGCCAGGCGCTGTAACTAAAGGACGCGTTGTGCCAATAACGCGAGCCCGCTGAGGCAGTGCTTAACCGAGAAAGACTCCGTGAGGGGTCGAATCTTCGGCAAGGGCACCTTCGGAGGACTCGAGGATATGGTACGGTTGAATTGCACCTTCTTGTACCGATACTCTGGCCAAGGAGTTTGGGGCCAGTCGTAATCCGTCGACTTCCAGATATTTAGGTGCCGGTTAGACACCCGAAGATCGGAAGTGATCCACTTCCCGTTCAAACGCGAAACATTCGCTCTGAGCGAGAGGTAGTCACCGATTGGTAAAAACCAATCGGCAATGAAGGAAAACGGCAAAAGCTCCCAAGCAACAACCTCTGGGTCTTGCAACCCTAGACGCGCTGGAACACTAGGGAACTGCGCCTCGCTGAGCTCCAGAATATAGCCTTTCTTCCTATATGCTTCCTGACGGAAGTATGTACGTTGATTGCCATACTGGTGATCAGTGAGAGCCTTTATCGTGTACTGAGCTTTAAACCTCTTTTTATGAGGTTTATTAAGGATATTGGAAATCCCCTCGGATGCGGCGTAGACGTCGTTAAGTAACGGCATCCACCCGTACTGAAGAGCTAACCAATTTTGAGCAAGCGTTTTGCGCAAACTCATTGTTCCGCTCATGCCACGAGAACCAAGACGACGAGCAGCACTCGAGAAACGTCCCTTCTTGATATCAAGAATGACGCCTACGAGAGTGCGCGCAGTGTTACCGATCATCATTACGGACTCATGAGCTTCGCCCAGGCAAGTGCCCAGGTCGAACTCATTATTCCGGACTTGATCGGCAATCCTATCGAGTAGGATAGATTCTGCGCCGGCCCCCCAAGTCAAGTGACTCGGGATAGACACGGCGCCGAACCTACATTGCATCGTGAAACTAACGGTCGGATGTGGGGTTGTCCCAAAGTACTTACAAACAAGGTAAGGGTTGTTAAACTCGTCTATAGTCATTACGTAGGCGTTATCCGTCAGATGGTCCAAATCTTTCGAATTGGTACCATTCTGGGTACGCTTACAGTAATAACCGACGGCCTGACTTCCCGAACACCCACTTGTAACCTTAGGCGTCCTCAAGTCCTTCGTAGTTGTACGAATCGTCATAGCAGTTCCTCCTTTAGAAGCAGAAGGGATCCCCGG